CTTTAACCATCGCCTCTCGAAGGAGGGTCATATAGGTATCATAATCAAGGTCAAAAACGTCCTCAAGGCCCAGTAGCCTTAGAATTCTTTCATCAATTTGTTCAGCTACTGGGTTCATGTTACGCCTTGTTGCAGCTTGTGCTTGAGTTCTTCTTCTTCTAGATGATCCTTAAGAAGTCCAACATAAACATCTCTTTCCCAAGGAATCATATTTTCAATCTCTGTTAATGAATATTTATGATACTGCATTAACGAAAAATTGAGTTTGAAGTAGTTCTCAAGGTCCATGTGGACCATACCTATGCGAAAAAACTTGAGAGTCCCTCCAACGTTACTTCACTTTCAACTCCAGTATTTGGATTAGTAACCTTAATAGTATGTGATAGTTTGGGCATTGTTTCAAAAAATTTCTCAATTTGTTTGAACTGAGATGAATTCATTTGTTCAAGAAAATCCTCAAGCTCTTTCTTGGTTACATCTCCAGCATCCCAAACTTCTTCTTCATTATAAATTTTATCAATACATGAAGAAATCAAATCAAATGATTGATCCATTGCATTATCAGAATTAAAATCAAAGTTACTCTTAATAAACTGATCCAGTGATGGATACTTCATTTCCATCACCAAAGAATCGTCAAGTTTAATTTTGTTAGTGTGTTCTGGATTTTTTAATACCTTAATATCATCCAAAAGAATTTTAACAGGAACTGTAGTTGTCCCATCATCTTGACAAATAATATTCAATTCCACTTCTTCTCCAACAGATTTACCTCTGATATTGAGAAAAAGATATTCAATATCAAATGTAGGAAGTGTTTCTACTTTTATCCCTCTTGTCTCAATACAATTTTTAATAACTGCTTTAATTGCACTGGTTATCTGTTTAGGATCTTCAGATTCCATTGCAAGAACTAAAAGTTTTTCTTCTCTTACTAGAAAAGGTCTATACTTGATCGTCTTTCCATTTGATGGCAAGTCAAGTTCATATGTTGGTGTCGAAATCTTAGGTAAAGGCATAATATCCTATAGTGTTTTCAGTGAAATTATTTATTGTACAATAATGGGGTTAACATTTCCAGGTACTGGTTGAGTAAGAGTAACTCCCTGTTGATTTCCTAGAGACTGACCAGTTCTAGGAACAAATCTGGATGGTGTAATATTTTCTGGAGCGGGAATTCCTGATGGTGTTGGTTGTTTAGGCTCTGATTGAACAAATTGAGATCCTTTATTTAAAATATACCTATCATAACTAAAAGAAACTCTACATCTCAAAATATCAGAGTTTTGATAAGAAACTGGCATAGAGCTCATAGAAATGGGATATGAATTAATAAAAGTATATTCTAACATATCCCCTCTAAAATCTCTTTCAAATTTAGTTAAGTAAATATCTCTTCTGTACTGACTAGGATATTTTACTCTATAATAAAATCCTTTGTCTTTATTTAAATTTTCATCATTTGTGATATATCTCATCCAAGATTCAAAAAATAAAATAACTTTATATCCTTGAGAATCTCTATGATCAACATAAAAATTTAAATCAATTGTTTGATCATATTGTTTCCTATAAGCAAACCTTTCACTGATACCAGTAAAATCATCTGTAGTTTCATTAGTAAATAAAGAAGATCCTGGTAAAGCAGTTTCATAACAAGAGAGTGAAAGCAATTCCCCATCATAATATTGTTTGATTTCATCAATACCTGTGTCCGGAATCCAACATTGATAATTAGAAGTTAATGCAGGTCGAAGTAACTTTTCCTTCACCTGAAACATTTTAACAGGTTGTGGCTTTGGAGCAGGCATCTATAAATATTATTTGACCCGATATATTATGTATAATGGCAGAAAGCATTAAGAGTCGTTATAAACCTGAGTATCCAAAGAAGTATAAGGGTGATCCCAATAATATCATCTGTCGTAGCAGTTGGGAACGCAGATTTTGTCGTTGGTGTGATCTGAATGAAAATATTTTAGAATGGGGTAGTGAAGAGTTCTTTATTCCATACTTTGATCCTACTACTAGCAGAGTTAGAAGATACTTTCCAGATTTTATTATCAAAGTCCGTGAGCAATCTGGTGAAATTAAAAAATATGTGATTGAGGTTAAACCAAAAAGACAAACAATGCCTCCAGTTCAAACAAGTAAAAAGAGAACTAGAACATTCATTAATGAAGTCAAAACTTACGCGGTGAATGAAGCAAAGTGGAAGGCAGCAAAGGAATGGTGTGCAGATAGAATGCTTGAATTTCGTATTATAACGGAAGCAGAGTTAGGAATTAAGTAATGGCACAAGGTTTCGGTCAAGATATTCAAAAACAATCACCAAGAATATCTCAACTCAAAAGAAAACTTGATGGTTCTGAAGATGCTGATTTGATTATGATGAGTATTATGGAAGTATTCAGGGAGATTGAATATGTTCCAGACCCAGGGAACTATTATACATTCATATATTATCCCAAAACTCCCGACATTAGATACGATGAACATCCTCTAGTTGCAGTAACTGAAATACAACGATGGGGATTTAGAGGATTCAACTATCATTGGGGTATGATGAGAAACTATACCTGGATAGAAGTGGTTGGTGCTCTTCATGTTGTTCAACCCAATGAAATAGAGTACTTGCGTTCATTGCCTTATGGTAAAATCAGAACTAAATAGATAAAAAAGTCTATAATGGCTGAATCAAAACAGTATCGTTTACCAAATACTGAGGGGACTTATATTACGGTTCCAGTAACTAACACAAGTGGAGAAGTCTATCGTATAGATGGAACTAAGACGATTTATGGTGACTATTTTGTAGAGAATGGAAATACTGTTTTAGAGGCATCTGCATTTTCATCAGAAGAATTTCAAAGAAACTTAAGACAAAATTCTCAAGCATATCGAAGAACAATTGGCGATTCCATTCTGGATGCTACTGGACAAACTAATAGTCAACCAGATCCAAACGAATCAGAAGTTTTGAGTGGATCGACGTTATCAAATGTAAACCAAGAAGTAGAACAAGAACCATCATTGCAAAATTTGCAATATCCAGTAGACATGGTTTCCGATCAAGATGCTATAACATTTACAGCCGTAGAATACATTGCTCCAGGTTTAGAGGCATCTGGATCTAAACGTAATTTAAGAGAGAATCCAGAAAGATCAATAATTGGTAGCGCAACTCTTCCAATACAAGCTCAAATTGTCGATGCAAATAAAGTAAAATGGTCAGATGGTGAATTGAATGAGATTTTTAGATCAGCATTAAATATTGCTCAAGAATTAGTTATAGGTGGAAACAAAGAACAACAAGAAAAATCAATTAACGATGCTATAACTAAAGTAGCAGGACAATTAGAAGGGAACAAAGACCAAGTATTAGCTCTCATAGCGGAAGGAATTTTTAATCAACCAATTATTTCCAGAACTGGAGGAATCTTAAACCCTAATCTAGAACTTCTTTTTAATGGACCAACACTGAGAGACTTTAACTTTAATATCAGGATGACTCCAAGAAGTTCTATAGAATCCAAACAAGTTAAAGCAATTATCAAATTCTTTAAAAAGAATATGGCATCAAAAAGTGAGGGTGGTTTATTTTTAAAAGCTCCAAATACATTTCTAATAAAATATAGAAATAAGTCAAATCGAGGAGAAGAGGGATTAAATAAAATTAAAGAATGTGCCTTATTAGGATGTTCCGTTAATTATACTCCACAAGGATCATACATGACATATGAAGATGGAACAATGGTTTCTTATCTTATGCAACTCGCATTTCAAGAGATTGAGCCATTATATGATACAGATTATGATGATAGTCACGCAATAGGATTCTAAAAAATGTCAAGACCTTACTTCAGACAAGTACCAAACTTTGAATATGTTAATCGCAATGCGGACAATCTTGACATATCGAACTACATTGAAGTAAAGAACCTTTTCAAGAAAGGAAAACTTCGTCCTGATATTTTCGGCAACTTAAACTTCTTCACAAAGTATAAGGTTATTGGTGATGAGAGACCAGATAATGTTGCATATAAACTCTACAAAGATTCAACATTAGATTGGGTAGTTCTTCTCTCCAACAACATTCTTAATATTCAAACTGAGTGGCCTTTACCACAATCAGTATTTGACCAAGTGATGCTTGAGAAATATGGTTCCTATGAAGAACTTTATTCGGGTATTCATCACTATGAAACTGTAGA